ACGGCTGCCGAGGCGGCTTCCACGACGGCGGCAACCGTGGCGCTGAATGGCGGCGGCGGCGCGCTGCTGATTTATAATGCGGCCTCCGCCACGGCATTTTTTCGTCTGGGCGGGGCTTCGGGCCTGACGGCGACGATTTCAGATACACCGGTGCCGGCGGGGAGCCGGATGCTGGTGGATGCGGGGCCGTTTGTGAGCAATGCCGCTGTGATTTTAAGTTCTGGAACCGGAACCGTATATTTTACGCTTGGCGACGGGGATACGTATTAGGCATGTCCGGGAACGTGCCAACCTCGTTTACCGATGCGCAGAAGGCGGATATTCGCAGATTTTGCGGATATCCTGCCTATGGCGCGGGGACGGCCGGCTTCAATTCCTGGCGCTTTTTCCAGAGCTATGGCGTGCTGGAATATAGGATGAATAATCTCGCGCCGGCGGAAATGGCGGTGGTGCTGCAATATATCTCGACATTGGCGAGTATTGAAGCGGCGATACCTGGCACGTCCGATAATCTCGACACGGATAGCGCGGCAGCGTGGACTCACAATGCCGATGAGTTGAGGGACCGTTCCAACCTGTTCGATGGCTGGCGGCGGCGCTTGTGCGGCTTTCTGGGCGTGCCGCCAGGACCGGCGCTGGGACAGACGGGCATTCAGCTGGTGGTGTGAGATGGACGGTGTGAAGCTGGCTGACCGCCTGGCTTATGGGGCTGGGTGTGCGGCGCGCCGGACTGGATTTCTGCATGATGCGTACCGGCCTGATGGGCCGGCTGATCCTGTTGAGCTTGCCAGGCGGTTTCTGCGCCTTTGCGTGGCCTTTGTGCTGCCGGAAGGCGGCGTGGCAGCGCCGGCGGCCCTGGGCATGCCGTACCGGCAAGCCTGGGCGGATTGGAGCTATTTATGTACCGGGGATTATCTGGCGGGCCCCGAAGGCGTTGTGTTTATCGCGGCGATTGAGCCGCCAAAGCCGATGCTCGTGGTGATGACGAATGCGGTGGTGAGTGTGGTGCGCCCGGAGGCACCTTTGTTGGCTGGGCTCAATGGCTATGGGGCGATTACGCCTGGTACCGAAACGACATTGATTTCGAGGTTTCCCGCGAGCTTGCTGGCAGGCGGCATGGGCGACCGGACAAAGCAGGGTTTGCCGGATGATACGCGGGTGCCGGGATTTATCGCGATGCTGCCGGTGGTTACGGGAGTAATACCGCGCGTCGGTGATCTTCTCATGGATGAGCAGAACCGCAAATATACTGTGACAGCGGTTGAGGTGCTGGGTGCCGTTTGGCGCTTTTCCTTGGTGCAGGCGGTGAGCTGATGGCGGACCAGGCGGCAGTGGAAATGGCGTTGGCGTCTCTGGCGGCCAATGCGCTCTATCCTGACGGGGCGGCGGCGCCAAGTGTGACAGGCGCGGTTTATCGTGTGTACCGGGGCTATCCGGCATCTCCGGTGCTTGATGCGGATCTTGCGTCGGGCATTGTGCATGTGTCCGTCGCGCCGGCGGGTGGTGATGTGAGAAACGTTACGCGTTATCCGCGGGTGTGGCAGGAGGTTGAGCCTGTCACGCAAATATTGAGTGTTTCCGTGAGCGGCACGGCGGCAACCTTTACGGGCTCATGCGCGGTTGGGCAGCTGGCGGGCGTGATGGCTGATGACGCGACATTCTCTTATGCCGTGCAGGCGACAGATCGTCCGGCAACGGTTGCCAGCAATCTCGCCGCGCAGATAAGGGCGGCCGGATGGATTGTGAATTATGCGGGTACAACGCTGAGCGTGCCGACCGCTGAGAAATTTACCGCGCGTGTGGTGAGCGGCGCCGGTGCCTTGCTGGAAGTGCGGCGTCAGATTGAGGATTTTCGGATTTCCATGTGGTGCCCGGCCCCGGGAGCGCGCGATGCGGTGGCGCCGATCATCGATCTTGCTCTGGCGGGTGTCAATTTCATGCCGTTGCCAGATGGGTCGTTCGCACGTGTGAGGTTTGCGGGCGTGACAACGAGCGATGGTGGCGCTGACGCGAGTCTATATCGCCGTGATCTGATTTACGCCGTCGAATATCCGGCGACGCTGGCGCAAATGACGCCGGCGATGCTGTTCGGAACAGCCGCGGTGGCGGTGGATGGCGTCGTGCTTGGAAATTATCAGAGTTGAGGACATCATGACATTTCATTTGGTGGTGCTTAAGCCGTTCGATGGCTACAAGCGTGGCGATATGATTACCGATGCAACGGCGGTGCAGAAAATTCTGGCCGGACCGCAGGCGGGCTTTGTCGTGCGTGTCAGCGCGAAGGGGCATTAATTCATGCCGGTTTTTCAACAAGGCGCGCTGAATACGACGGCGCTGATCGTTCCTGATCTGTATGTCCAGATCGTACCGCCGCAATCGCTTCTCCTCAACGGCGTGCCGACGGATGTGCTGGGGGTTGTGGGCACGGCGAGCTGGGGGCCGGTTGGCGAGCCGGTGGTTGTTGGCACCATGAGCGATTATGCCGCAAGCTTCGGCGCGGTGATGGCCCGGAAATATGATATGGGCACGCAGGTAGCGACGGCGGTGCAGCAGGGTGCTGGAAATTTCCGTTGTGTGCGCGTGACGGATGATACGGACAGCGCGGCTTCGCTCTCGATTCTGGATGGCGTGACGTTCACGGCTATTTATACGGGTAGCCTGGGGAATGCGCTGGCGGTGACGTTCTCGGCCGGGTCCGCGGCGAGTACTTGGCGGCTGACGGTGGCTTTGCCGGGTTTAAGCCCGGAGGTGTTCGATAACATCGCGGGGACTGGCGCGGTGTTCTGGGAAAATCTGGTGAAAGCCGTGAATAATGGCAATGGCGTGCTGCGCGGGCCGTCCCAGTTGATTGCCGCCAGCGGTGGTGCGATGACTGCTGTTCCGATTGCTGGAACATTCAGCTTTGCCTCCGGCACGCCGGGTACGGATGGCGCGAGCAATATCACGGCTGCGACGTTGGTCGGCATCGATGTGTTGCCGCGTCAGGGCATGTATGCGTTGCGTGGCCAGGGATGCGCGATCGCGCTGCTGGCGGATGCGGATGATCCGGCGCAATGGGGGGTGCAGACGGGGTTTGGTCTTTCCGAAGGCATATACATGATTTTGACGGGGCCGGCGGGCGATAATATCGCGAATGCGGTGACCGTAAAGGCCGAGGCGGGGATTGATAGCTATGCCGCCAAATTGATGTTCGGCGATTGGGTTTATTGGGCGGATCAGGCGAATGCGATAACGAGGCTGGTGTCGCCGCAGGGTTTCGTGGGCGGGAGGCTGGCCAATCTGTCGCCTGAGCAATCATCCTTGAACAAGCCGCTTTACGGTGTGATCGGGACGCAGAAATCGGGCCAGCCAGGGGGGAGCACCGCCACGACATATGCGAGTGCTGATCTGGAGGTGCTGTTGAGCGCCGGGATTGATGTCATTGCCAATCCGCAGCCTGGCGGAAATTATTGGGGCGTCCGGGGCGGGCATAATTCGTCCTCCAATGCGGCGATTGACGGCGATAATTATACGCGGCTGACAAATTATATTGCCTACACACTTTCCGCCGGCATGGGCGCTTATGTCGGGCAGTTGGTGAATCAAACGCTGTTTCAGAATATTCGCGGGACCTTGCTGGCGTTTCTGAATGGGTTGCTGTCGCAGGGAATGTTGGGGAGTACCGATGGCAGTCTGCCTTTCGCCGTGGTTTGCGACGTGAGCAATAATCCGCAAAGCCGGACGGCTCTGGGCTATGTGCAGGCGGATGTGCAGGTGCGGTACCAGGCGATCAACGAGAAATTCATTGTGAATGTCCAGGGCGGACAGACCGTGCAGGTGAGCGTGCAGACGCTGCCGTCCGCCTGATGATGGAGGTACAAGTTCATGCCATATAATACGTTCACGGTTGGCAGTGATTGCCAGATTGTGGTGATGGGACCGTTTGGCCGGGTTGATCTGGCGCATGTGACGGGATTCGAGGCGCATCAGATGACGTTGATGCTGCGCGTGGATAGGCTGGATGGTGTGCAGCTTGGCGCCGAGCTGCCGAAAGGCTGGACGGGCAGTTTCATGCTCGACCGAGGTTCGTCGGCTGTTGATGATTTCATTGCACAGATTGAGCAGGCTTATCTTGCCGGCCAGTCGATCAGTGCAGGGACCCTTTATCAATACGTCAACGAACCGAATGGCTCTACCTCGACCTATCAGTTCAACGGGGTGGTGTTCAAATTGAGTTCGGCGGGCGTTTATAAGGGTGACGCGCCGGTGACGCAGAAGCTGGATTTCTACGCATCAGGGCGGATGCGCGTGTGATGGCCGATATCGTGCGGGACAAGACTGGCCGGGCGATAGAGTTGCGCCGGCTGGGAGTTGTTGAGCAATTGCGGCTCTTCAAGATTCTCGGGCCGGAGCTTTCCGAAAACCGTGCCTATGTGGGGCTGGCGCGCGTCGCTGCGGCGGTGGCGGCGGTGGATGGAATACCGGTGCCATTTCCTTCAGGGGAAGCTGGCGTGGAATCCGCCCTTGAGCGCTTGGGCGATGATGGTGTGGAAACCGTTGCCGCCGCGATTGCTGGCGGTACTCTGGATCAGAGCCTGGCTGAAGCGGGAAACTGAGCCGGCACCCTGTGCTGACGGATTGTTTATATCTGGTGAGTTGCGGGGTGCCGTATGAAACAGCGTTTTCCTTGGATGATGCTCAGCGTATCGCCTATGTCGTATGCTTTGGTACGCTCTCGGGCCTGAGTTTCGACTGGCAAAGACTTTGCTGGGATTGATGTCCATCCATAGTCATGAGGCGAGATGAGCAACGTTGTATTGACACTTGGCGGCGTGCCTTTCCAGGATATGGAGGTACCGGAGAAGATTAATTTTGGTGGCAAGCAGCGTGTCGCCATACAGAATTTGATCGGTGGCGGGCGTGTCGTCTCGGCGCTTGGGTTGGATGATGGTGAGATTTCGTTTGCCGGGATTTTTTCTGGAGGCGATGCGGTTTCCAGGGCTCAGGAATTGGATGCGGCGCGGGCTCTGGGTGCGACATTGCCGCTTGTCTGGGGTGGATTTTATTATCTTGTCGTGATCGAACGGTTTGCGGCGGAATACCGCAAGCCGACGCTCATTCCCTTTTCTATTACATGCGTCGTTGTCAGCGATCCGTTGGCGGCCGCTGTCAATTTGGTGGCGCCTGTTGCGAATCTGGTCTCGAGGGACTTGGCCGCGGCTATGGCGCTGAGCGGCCAGGCCGGGATCTCCTTGCAAGGCGTGAACGCCACCAGCTTATCAGAGCTTGCTTCTGTACAGTCGCTACTGGGAAAAGGCGTCAATTCAGCGGGTGCGTTCTTGAGCAAAACGGTTTCGGCGTTGAATAATGCTGTGGCCCCGGATGCGGGGGTGGCGGCCTTGGGACGTTTGGGAGCGATGTCCGGGCAGTTGGCCGGGATGACGGCGATGCAGGGTTACGTCAACCGTGCCGTGACAAATTTGGGGGCTTCGTTATTATGAGTGGGCAGGTTGTCGTGGTCGCGGGCGGGAACTTATTCGTGCTGGCGGCCAAATATCTGAACGATGCCACGCAATGGATTCGCATTGCGCAGGCCAACCAATTATCCGATCCTCAGCTCTCCGGCGTGCTTACACTGGTTATTCCGCCGGTTAATCCAGCGGCAGGAGGTGGTATTGCCTCTTGAACAGCCGCGGGCCCGAATC